TTGAAGCTTGCTGCTTGGGGCTTGACGCCTGCCGCTTGAAGCTTGAATCGCTTGGCGCTTGAAGCTTGACGCCTGAAAGTTCAACGCTAAAATTATTAGAAACAAACTTACGCTTCTTCATTAACTTTCTTCCGCTATGAAGTTCTCGTGATCGTAGTCAAAGAACCAATCATCGCTGCCCTTCTCTATGGCCTCCTCAACGCTTGACGCTTCGACCTCTGTTTCCCACTCAACATGAACTTTGTATTTTTTAATAGCCATACATCTCCTCGCAATAACCATCTAGATCCAACTCATCTCTGAAAGGTTCAAGGACCTTGTCCCCGCCCCAGTAACCTTCGACATATTTCGTATCCAGATTTACCCAGATTGTAGGCCCGCCTCCTGCTACCATCAGCTCGGCGCCCAGGTAACGCTTCTCCCGGTCCACGATGTAACGTATATCGTATACGCCTTCCATAAAATCAGCGGCTGGGGATACTTCTATTTTCTCCCTGTCTTCTTTCTTTAACGGATCGCTGATGCTGTCCGCAATGTCCTTGCACATCCTGCGAAGCTGTTCTTCGCATGTCTCCTGTTTCTTCTCTCCTTTTATCAAGGGTGCTTGTAGTGTCATGTTATTCCTTTCTGTATACTCCTATATTATCCTACTGCTTGTTGCTTGTCAAGCTTGCTTGCTTGTCGCTTGTGGCTTGGCACTCTTCACGACACCGGCTGTTAACACCGCGTCACTAATAACGCCAGGTCACTTGTTGCTTGGTCAAGAGTGAGGGTGGCAAACTACCCAGACCATCTCACTCATACGCTAGTTTCACGCTTGACCCCTGATCCATCCAAGACCTCCAGAGGTATCTCGAGGATGGATCAGGGATCAAGTTCTTTTGAACATCGTCCATATAAGAGCCACCAAGAAGAATACCATCAGCATTCTTAATTCTATCGGCGACTCCATGAACATGATCTGCCAAAACTCAATCATAATTTTCTCCAACTTATTAAGACTAACGCAACTATTGTAATCATAAAAGTAACTTCAATCATTCTTCTATTCCACAGTTTATACATGCCACCTGAGGTTTTGCCCATTGATCGTAATGGGTTTCCTGATCACAGATTGGACATATGTTTAAATAATATTTCATATTTAATTTATAACACTTGACTTATACTATGTCAATAGGATAATATAGGACTATGATTAAAACAACAAACCCATTCTCAGGAGAAAGTATTGACCTAACTGAGGACGAACACAAAGTATATATGCAAGTTAAACAAGATGAGGTTGACGAGAAGTATGACTCTATGCAAAAGGGATTAAGTAAGTTTAGTAAGATGAATGCTAAAGCTTACTTTGTATTACTAGACTAACAACCACAGGTTGTGGCGACCCCTGCGGGGTCGCCGCTTCGCGGCCCTAGGTTCCTGGTCCCCTGCGGGGACCCGAGGGGTCCCAGACCATTTTCCACGGAGCCTGATGCTTATGGGCCCACCCACCCTTTTTTGTAAAAGGGGTCCCACTGCTTTTGCCTATATGCCTTGATTTACATAGCCACCCCTGCTAAAAACATTTTAGGTACCATGGACTTGAATAAGGTAAATATAGAAAAATTACCTGCGGACGTCAGGAAGACCTTCAAAAAACTTCAAGTGCTTCATGCTGAAAAAAAGATACAGAATAAAGCAAAGAATGATTTTCTATCTTTTGTAAAATGCATGTGGCCAGAATTTGTAGAGGGGTCCCACCACAGACACATCGCAGATAAATTTAATAAATTGGCGTCAGGAGAAATAAAGCGCCTGATCATTAATATGCCACCAAGGCATACTAAATCAGAATTTGCATCTTACCTATTACCCTCTTGGATGGTGGGCCGTAATCCAAAGTTAAAGATTATTCAAACAACACACAATGCTGAACTTGCAGTGAGGTTTGGCCGGAAATCCAAGAACCTTATTGATAGTGATATTTATCAAAAAATTTTTAGGACACAGCTTCAAGAAGATTCGAAAGCCGCGGGCCGTTGGGAAACTTCTGCTGGCGGTGAATATTTTGCAGCGGGTGTTGGCGGAGCAATCACGGGCCGTGGTGCAGACTTATTGATTATAGATGATCCGCACTCGGAACAAGATTCACTGTCCAAGACTGCAATGGACTCAGCTTACGAATGGTATACATCAGGACCAAGACAAAGACTTCAACCCGGCGGTAAGATCGTGCTTGTAATGACACGTTGGTCAACAAAAGATTTAACAGGCAAACTAATACAGAATCAAAAAGAACCAAAGTCTGATCAGTGGCACGTGGTCGAATTTCCGGCGCTCTTGGACCACGGACCAGTGTGGCCAGAATATTGGAACACGGATGAGCTAGAAAAGGTTAAAGCAACACTACCCGTTAACAAATGGAACGCGCAGTGGATGCAATCACCAACGTCAGAGGAAGGTGCTATTCTAAAACGAGAGTGGTGGCGAGATTACACTAAAGATCATATACCGCCTCTTCATCACGTTATACAATCTTACGATACAGCCTTTCTTAAAAAGGAGACTGCGGATTACTCTGCTATTACGACCTGGGGTGTATTTTATCCAACAGAAGATTCGGGAGCCAATTTAATTTTACTCGATGCTATCAAAGGACGTTACGAGTTTCCTGAACTAAGGCGCTTGGCCCTTCAACAATATAAATACTGGCAGCCTGAGTCTGTAATCGTTGAGGCAAAAGCGTCTGGACTTCCCTTAACTTATGAGTTAAGACAGATGGATATACCAGTGATTAATTTCACACCTAGTAAAGGTAATGATAAACATGCTAGGGTAAATGCCGTTGCACCTCTTTTTGAGTCTGGAATGATATGGGCGCCAGATCAGAAATTTGCGGAGGAGGTGATAGAAGAATGTGCTGCATTCCCAAACGGTGACCACGACGATCTTGTGGACTCTACGACACAAGCGATCATGAGATTCAGGCAAGGCGGCTTGATTACTCACCCCGAAGACTATATAACTGAAAACAAAGACCCAAGACCAAAGGTTTATTATTAGTATGAAATTTTTTTTAACCGCGCTTCTGAGAGCATTTAGAAAAGAGATGGGAAGATCTCCAAACCCTGGAGAGATGGACGCGTTAAAAAGAAAAGCTTCAGAGATGGAGCAAGGCGATAAAGTTATACCTTTCCCACCAGGCGGCAAAGATAAAGTAGATCCTTTCAAAGACAGACCAAACGTTACAAAAGATGTTCAAGAATTAAAACAAGGATTCGGTGACAATATTAGAAGCGCATACAAACAAGCCGGACGTAGCAGAGGAGATGCTAAAGAAATGATCGAAGCTATGGATAGCCCAGGCGGTAGAGAAGCTACTAAGATTATGGAGAAATCACTTGGTATGAAACTTTACGGTGATGAAACATTCGAAGAGCTTACGAAGATTAAAGAAACAGGTAAACACCCAAGAGGCGAACCAAAAGCTGAAGGTGGTATTATGGGTCTAGCAGAAGGTGGCCCGCCAAATCCTGATCGAAGAAGATTTATGAAAATATTAGGAGGCCTTGCTTCTATACCTGTAGTTGGTAGATTTATTAAACCTGTTGCAGAAGTTGCACCTGTAGTTTCAGAAGGTATAAAAACAGTTCCCTCTTATTTCTTTAAACTTGTAAACAAAATTAAAACACTTGGTGATGATGCACCAGGACTTACAACAACCGAAAGAGAAATGGGTAAGACTTACAAAGATTACGAACTTGTAGAAGATATATCATCTGGAGATATTGTGGTTAAGAAAAACAAACAAGGGAGTGCCATGATGGGAGATGAGATGGTTGAAGGTACAATGTCAGAAGAAGTTATGATTTATAAACCAAAAAAGAAAACAGCCGATGGAAATTTACCAGAGGATTATGAAGAGTTAACAGCAAGACCATCTAGTCCTGAGGGTAAGATGGAGGATGTTGAAGATGGTTTAGATAGTCTTGATGATATTTTAGAAGAGGTCGGAGAGAAGAGAGCTAAACAAGCAGGCGGCGGTATTGCCTATCTATTAGGAGAATAATGTCCAGCGTATTAAAATTTGTAGATCAACTAGTCAAAGAAACTAGTCCAGCAGATGATGTGCCAAGACTAGAGATGCAAGAAGGGGGTAGAGCTAGACTTCCGGTAACTGCTAAACAACAAGAATTAGCTCAAAGCCTATATGGAAAAGATTTTAAAGATTTAAATGTTCAACAAAGAACTAAGTTAAGAGCAGGAAAAATAAAAGCTGATTCCGTTACATTTAAAGAATATTTAGATGATTATAAAAAAATGGCAGCTGACCCAGATTACAAACCAAGGTTTGTTAAACCTCAAAAAGGAGAAGGCCTATCTCCTCAACAATTAAGAGCAAGAACAGAAGCAAAAAACACCGTTGAAGGTTTTGATTCTAAATTTTCTAAAAATGTTTCTAGAAGAAAAAGACTTAAAGCAAAAGCCGCTTTACAAGCAGATCCAGAAAGAAAACAAAAAGAGATGGCTAAAAAAGCTGAACGTAGAAGACAGAGAAGAACAGAAAAATTAAGTGATAAAAGTAGTTTAACGCAAAGAGAAAAATTATTAAATTTTGAGCAATCTTTAATTACAAGACAACTTAATGATAAGATAAAAGCTAATCCCGATATTATTTTAAGAAACGAAAAACTTTTAGATAAGCTATCAACAACAGTTGATGGAGAGGGTAACATTATAAAATCTAAACCTACTATTTATGAATTAGAAAAAAGAGGATTGTTCGAAATAGAACACCAAAGAGATGTGCGTAAAGCTGGAGCTATGAAAGACTTTCCTTACAATAGAAATCTTATTTTAGGTCCCTATAATAGATCAGGAGGATTTAAAGATATGGCTGAGAAGTTTATTGAGAAAAACCCTGATCCTAAAAATCCTAAAATTAAAAATATAATTAAAAAAGCAGAAGAGTTAAAAGTTACTTTACAACCTAATGTCCCTAAAGGATCGTTTAAAACAAAAGGGCTAGGGTATAAACAACCTGCAAATCCAACAGGAAAATTTGTTACTTACGCAAAATCTTATTTACCAGAACTCGTAGACGATAACATTGGTTTAAAAGGTTATACAAAAAACAGGGAGATGTTGGAAAAAGGTTTAAAAGCAACCAGGAAAGTAGCACAGAGTTCAGGTCCAACATTAGGCATGAACCTTGGTTTTGGCACAGCTTTAAAAACAGCAGGAGAAGTTATTGGTTCACCTGCAGCAGCTTTAGCTTTTGCTACACAAACCGTTAGAGAAAATTTAAGAAAAGGTGAGAGTTTACCAGCAGCGGTTGCAGATAAATTTGTGGGTGCAGAATTACTAGCACCAGGTGCTATATCAAGATTTGCACCAGGAGTAATGAAAGGTATTTTAGGATTAGGTAAAGTAGCAAGATCTTTCACACCAATAGGAGCTGGTCTAACAGCAGCAGGTGTAGCTAAAGATGTTATTAGAGAATCTAGAAGAAGAGCAGCGTTAAGTGATGAAGAAAGATTAGAAGAAGATCTAAAAGCTCAAGAAGAATTTGACGAAACAATGATAGGTGCAGCTGGAGGTGGTTTATTAAAACAAGCAGGAGATAGATCAGGAAAGCCGCCAGAAGCGGGGCCCGTGTCCGATGGAGGAGGCTTGCCTTATATATTTAACCGTGTTAAGAACGTATAGGAGTTTAAATGGCAGATATAGATAAAGGACTTCCTAACACTCGTACCCAGATTAAAGTTCCGGGTGAAGAGGTTGAAGTAAAGGAAGAAATCAAAGAACAGCAACCGATAGAAGTTACACCAGAAGAAGATGGTGGAGCGACTATTAATTTTGAACCAGGTGCAGTTAACATACCTGGCACAGAATCTCATTTCGATAATCTTGCAGACATTTTACCAGAGGATGTTTTAGAACCACTCGGTAATGAACTTAAAACAAATTACATGGACTATAAGATGTCCAGAAAAGAATGGGAAAGATCTTACACAGAAGGTCTAGATCTTTTAGGATTTAAATACGAAAACAGAACAGAACCTTTTCAGGGAGCTTCGGGAGCCACGCATCCTGTACTAGCAGAAGCAGTAACTCAGTTCCAAGCTACAGCGTACAAAGAATTATTACCAAGTGACGGTCCAGTAAGAACACAAATTCTTGGTGTATCAACACCACCAAAACAACAACAAGCTCAACGTGTAAAAGATTTCATGAATTATCAAATCATGGATCAGATGAAAGAGTATGAACCAGAGTTTGATTCTATGTTATTTCATTTACCTCTTGCAGGGTCTACATTTAAAAAAGTTTACTACGATGATTTACTAGGCAGAGCGGTTTCTAAGTTTGTACCTGCTGATGATTTGATCGTGCCTTACACAGCAAATAGTCTAGACGATGCAGAAGCTATCATACACGTTATAAAAGTTTCTGAAAATGATTTAAGAAAACAACAAGTAGCAGGTTTCTATACCGATATAGATTTAGGAACTCCTACAATGTCAACACAAGATACAGTTTCAAAAAAAGAAAAAGAATTAGAAGGCTCTAATAAATCTGGAAAACAACAAAGTATGTACAATCTTTTAGAGTGTCATATTGATTTAGATTTAGAAGGCTTCGAAGATATTGGTACTGACGGGGAACCGACAGGTATCAAGCTACCTTACATCGTTACAATCGAAGAAGGTAGTGGAACGGTTCTTTCTATTAGAAGGAACTATGCGCCCAATGATCCATTAAAACGAAGAGTCCAATATTTTGTCCACTTTAAATTTCTGCCAGGACTAGGATTCTACGGATTTGGATTAATACATATGATTGGCGGATTGAGTCGAACGGCAACGGTCGCTCTCCGCCAATTATTAGATGCAGGAACTTTGTCGAATCTACCGGCAGGTTTCAAGCAAAGGGGTGTTAGAGTTAGAGATGAAGCGTCTCCGATTCAACCAGGTGAGTTCAAGGACGTAGATGCACCAGGTGGTAATTTGCGAGAAGCTTTCTTCCCTCTACCGTACAAAGAACCATCAGCAACCTTGTTACAGCTGATGGGTCTAGTCGTACAAGCAGGTCAAAGATTTGCAGCTATATCCGAATTACAAACAGGCGAAGGAACACAGAACGCTGCAGTAGGAACAACGATTGCTCTTTTAGAGAGAGGATCGAAAGTAATGTCTGCTATCCACAAAAGATTATACAACTCAATGAGAAGTGAGTTTAAATTACTATCTAAAATTATTTCTACATATCTACCAAAAGAATATCCTTATGATGTTGTTGGTGGAGCAAGAATAATTAAACAAGCAGATTTTGATGATAGAATAGATGTCTTACCTGTAGCAGATCCAAATATTTTTTCTATGTCACAGAGAATAACATTAGCACAAACAGAATTACAATTAGCAACATCCAATCCACAGATACATAACTTATATGCAGCATACAGAAATATGTATGAAGCTATTGGAGTAAAAAATATTGATCAAGTTTTACCTCCACCAGCTCCAGTGCAAGCTATGGATCCAAGCATGGAACACATTAATGCGTTAAGTGGTAAACCTTTCCAAGCTTTTCCTGGTCAAGATCACAGAGCACACATCACAGCACACTTAAACTTCATGTCTACTAACATGGTTAGAAACAATCCTGCTGTCATGGCTGCTATACAGAAAAATATTTTAGAGCATATTAGTCTAATGGCTCAAGAACAGATACAATTAGAGTTCAGAGAACAGTTAGCTCAGCTTGCAGTGTTAAGACAACAAGCGCCAGTTAACCCTGAAGCTGCACAACAGTTAAATTCTGTTGTTCAAAACATAGAATCTAGAAAAGCAGTGTTGATTGCAGAGATGACACAAGAGTTTATGATGGAAGAAAAGAAAATTACATCACAGTTTGACTCTGATCCACTTCTAAAACTAAAAGCAAGAGAGGTTGACCTACGTGCAATGGAAAATGAACGTAAAAAACAACTTGATGAAGACAGAAGTGACCTTGCAAGAGCAAAATTAATGCAAGCAAGAGACATTGTTGATGAAAAAATGGATCAGAACGAAAAATTAGCTAAATTACGAGCTGGAGTTAGCCTTGCAAAGGCCGACAAACCAGGTATAACAGCTATAGAGATCGAAGAGTAATAAAATAGGAGTAAAAATGGAAAAACTAGATAAAATTAAACAGGTTGTAGTACAAGACCAACAAGTTGAAGTAGATCCTAGATCTAAAACAACTGCTGACGGTGC